CGTTTCGTCCTGTGCTAAATCGGACCCTTCGAAGGGATCGCGCTCGCCGTCGGTTGAATCGTCTTCGCCATCGAACAGCGTCGGCATCGTGTCCGGCGGCGTCAGGTCGATGAAGATTTCCTGCTGAAGACGCACGCAGATCTTGCCGTGGTCGATTTCGTCCTTCGGGTGCGCGGTGATCTTGAAGCCGATGCCGACCGAGCCGCCTTCCTGCGCGACGAAACGGATATCCTTCAGGCCACACTCGGCCAGCAGCACGTCTTCGGAGCCGCTCGCGCCGATGCGGAAGCGCACCAGATAGCCGGCGTACTTGCGATCCCACGCGAGATTGCGCATGAACGGAAAGCGCAGCTCGGTCAGTTCGTTGTCGTCGTATTCGAGAGGCAGCCCGCCCGGTGTCGGCTGCGGCTTGCGGTAGAGCATCGGGCGCAGCGCGCTGTCGAACTGGTCGAGCATCGCACCAGAGCCGACGAGATACAGGCCGACTGACAGCGCCGGAACGCGCTCTTTGCCGTGCTTCTCCGATACGTTGGTTACGCTGACGATCTTCGCGAGTTGGTTGGTTACGGCGAACATGCGGGCTCCTAGGAATAATTTCCGGAATAATTTGCGGTGCGTTTTGTCGTTACACTGCTGCGAATTCGACGCCCAGCTGCTGCGCCGCGTACACTTCGACTTGCGTCATGTAGTGCGAAAACTGCTCGGTGTTCATCTGCGATGTGCTGATCGGGATCAGCCCAGCCGGTCCGTCATCCTTCGGCGCAAACATCGCCTTGAAATGCTCGTGCCACACGTCCCGGCTGAAGTAGCGATCCTTCACCTGCACCTGCTCGGCGATCTCGTTCAGGAGCGCCCAGTAGCGCGCGTTCGCCTCGGTGCTACGCTTGGCCTTGTACTCGGCCACCGTGACCACCAGCGGCCTGCCAGCGGCGTTTGCGGGCCCGGCAAGCATCTTGATCTGAGCGACCATGCGCTTGGCGATTTCGGGATTGCGGAGAACGTAGGTCTGCGTCATGTCACGCCTCCTTTCGAAGGGTCGATTCGATGTCGCTGACATAGCGCTCGAACTCGATCAGGTCTTTCTCAAGCTGCTCGATGAATTCCTCGTCGCGCTGGACTTCTACCAGGGTGAACTGCCGACCGGCAGGCGCGAGCGCTGGGCAATACAGCCCGACATGCCACCACTTGCTCGTCGTCAGCCACATGCAGCCGAGCGCCTGATCCCGAACGTCCCGGATGTCCTTGTCCATCAGGATTGGGCGCAGCTTGTCCGGGGCGATGAAGCACTTGTATTCGCTGCCGCCTTTCGGATCGATCAGGCCATCAGCACTGGCGCCGAACAGACCGTCATCAGTCGTCACGAAGCCGGCGCGCTCGACGAACAGGCCGGTCTGTGCCTCATGTTCCATGCGTGCCTCGGGCTCCAGATCGTGACCGCGGCGCATCGCGAACGTCTCGAATCCCTCATCCAAAGGCTGACCGCTGATACGCTCGATGGCGAGGCGGAATGCGTAGTCCTTGGCAGCGTCGGACCAGTCGCCGACAGGCAGACCGAGAAGCGCGCGCCGGATGCCATCTGATCGCGGAATAGACCTGTAGCCGGACGCTTCTGCCGCCTCCTTCTCAGGCACATCGCGCATGCGCATTTCTACGAACTGAGCCTGACGTTCGTCGAGGCATCCGACCTTCTTGCGGATGGTCGAGAACATGCTGGCGGTGATTACGCCGGCGCGGGCGCGGTGCCATTCGGGCGAGCCTTGGTCGCAGACGATGATCTTCATGCTGCCGCCTTGAAGTCAGCGATCTTCGATTCGACGGCCTTCTTGACGTCGTTGAAAGCAGCCGTGTCTTTCGTCGCGCGCAGTGCCGGCGCCGCAATCTTCCAGACGTCGCGAACGAATTGCTCGGTTTCAGCTTCCTTGGCCTGCTTGACGAACTGATCGACAAGCGCCTGAATTTCGGTGCCGCGACCGCCGCCGGCACCGTTGTTATCGTCGTCCTGCTCCGAAAGGCCTGTGATCGCCTTCAGCGTGTACCGCTCGAGATACGTCTTGGTGCTCGCGCGCGCCTGAATAGCGTTCTTCGCGCCACCGGCGTCAGGCGGGCCGCCCATCGACACCGATTCCTGGTGGCCGCTCACATGACGCAGGTAGCAGGTCACTTCCATCCAGTCCTTTTCGTCACGCGTCAGCTTCCACGACGACGACAGGCCGTGCTTCGAAAGCGCTGCCGTGACCGCGTTCACCACGTCGTGCAGCTCGGCGTAGCTCTTGCCCTTGAGCGGGCCATCGGTGACGGACTTGCCCTTGACGATCTTCACTGCCTCAGCCTTGAACGCCGCAAAGGCTGCGTCGTAAGCGCGCTTGGCTTCTTTCGCCTCGTAGCGCTCCTGCAGATCCATCAGCTTTTCGAGCTGGGAGAGATCAGCGCCGCGTTCAACGGCGATCTGCAGGAGTTGCGCCGGCGTGGCCGCGACAATCGCTGTGCGCGGGGTCGAAATAGCCGGCGGCGTGTAGCCTTCTACCGGCATTGCGTCCACAACATCCATTTCCGTCTGTTCAATAACGCGATTCATCGCTTGTTCCTCGTAAGCCAAAAGAGTTTCCATTGCGTCGGCATTCACGCCGAACCCCGAACGTGCACCGGCTCATGCGACTTCTGATCGACGGCAGCGAGAAACAGCGCGGCGCCGAACAGCGTGGCTGTGATGACAGCGATCAGGGCGAGCCACTGACCGATTGCGCGGAGGGTTTTCATTGCGCGATCCCCTTCGCTGCAAACCATGCGTACAGCACGCCGAATGCAATGGCGATTAGCCAGTCACAAAGTCTCGTCAGCACGTCGTTCCCCTGAAAATGACCAGCAACGCGATGCAGATCAGCGCGGCGCCCAGCGAGCCCGTGAGCAACCCGCAGCGGCTTTCCAGCGCGCGCCACTGGTCTTCGGTCAGCGGCTGCGTGACCGGCTCGCGCTCGATCCCACGCACGCGGCGCATGACGCGGCCGCATAGGTTGCGCAGGGCGAAGCGCACCGAGGGGCGACGCGTGATGCGCGACAGGAACAGGGGCCTCACGCGGCACCTTTAGCTTTGGCGAGTGCGGCGCGAGCCTTTTCAATATCGGTCTTGGCGGTTTCTTCGACGCCGCCGACGATACGGAAATGCGGCTTATCAGCCGGGCCGCCACCGCAGTGCTTGCATGTGTAGCCGCCGAACTCTGTCGGGCTGAACATATGGCGACCCATAGTCAAAACTTCGAGCGCTTCGGTCAGGTCGCGCAGCGCGGCGACACCTGCGAACGGCGTGGCATAGACCGGCCGCGTTTCATAGTCGCGATCAGCGCGGTACTGATGCAGAAACGCTGGCTCTACATTGCGCCATGCTTTTTCGTCGCCGCGGAAGTTCACATGACGCACCATGTGCGCAGCCGGCTCATATCCGAACTGGTCGAGGATACTGTTCAAGAAACGCAGGCTGAAGCCAGCGTCGCTTTTCTGAAGCGCTTCGAACTTATCCATCTGATCCGGCGACATGCATTTGCACGCTGCGTCGAACAGCAACTGTTCGGCTGACAGCGGTTTCTTGGTCTCGCTCATAAGTCCTCCGTAGATTCTTCTTCAATCACCGCCTCGACCGGCCCCAGGCACTCGACGCACACGTCAGTCGGCAGGTACTGGCGGCCGAACTCGTCGTCAGCGCCAAGGTTCTGCACGCCGACCGTCACGTTTGCTCGGCAGTGGCGGCAGTAGCCGGTGCGCGTGGCGGGGGCGTCGATGTCGAGGTAGCAGGGCATGTCAGCAGCCCTCGCCAACAATGCGAAACGTCCGATGCGTCTTCTCGTCGCCCAGCCGCACATGACGCGGCTTGAACGTGACCTCAGGCGTCTGCGAATCCGCCTGGTCGTGGTAGTCGTCGCGCAGCATCCGCAGCGCGATGCGCAGCTGCACGAACGCAAACGAGCGGAAGCCGCGACGCAGGGCAGCAGCGATGCGCGCTTCGTGCTCGGCACTGAATGGCAGGTGCGTCATGCCCAGCACGTCGCCTTCGTCGATGCAGCCGGCGTGCAGGCGCGACAGGTGCGAGCGGAACAGTTGGCGCTGCAGCTGTTCGACGCGGGCGGTTCGCGCTGCGTCCAGTTCCTTGCGGTACTGCCGGTCGCGGTCTTCGAAGTCGAGGGCGGCGAGCTGGCGCGTCTGCGTCCATGCGCCGTGGCGTGCGATTTGTGCGTCTGGGATGGCGCGCAGCACGTCGATGTCGGTGTAAAACGTCATGGTGGGCTCCATGTGCGTGCTGCGCGGGCCGATTACTTCGTGGCCAGCCAAGCGGCGAGGCGCGTCATAGCCCCATGCTCGACGTACGTTTCTTCGTTCTTGCGCTTGATCGAGCCCGGCAGCGCGTCGATAAAGGCGTGAAGCTGGTTCAACTCCTCGTTCGCTTTGTTCTCGCGATCGCTGATGTATTTGCGCGTCGATTCAGCCGACTCGAGCTTCTTTTCCAGTTCTGCGATGCGCGTTTGCGCTGCCTTGAGTTGCGTTGAAATTGCCGGTTTGCGCGTAGCCATGTCTACCCCTCGGTTGGTCGCTGCGTGTGGTGCAGCGTTGAGGTAAATTTAGCGTACGCTAAACCAAAGGTCAAGCAAATACTAAACTCGAATTTGTAACAACGGCGCCCCTACAAAGGGGCGCTGTTTGCTTACATTGCGGGGTTTTTATTGATGGAGTTTTTTGATGACTCGGACGGCCATCAAGAGGTGGTGCGCTATTTCTTCGATCGCACGGACGGCTGCGTCATCTTCCTTGGGTAGCTTGACTCCGTCTTCCGCGCGCTTTGCCGATCGGTAGGCCGTTAGATCGACAACTCTACTTTGCTGCACGCTTCCTTGTTGCATTTTTCGTTACCCCCGGTCTCTCAGAGCCGGCGACGTCCCCCAAGAATTCCTCTTCCTCGATCAGGGCCCGCGCCGATTTTGAATTGTGCGGGTCGCCCATCGACTCCGCAAGTTCAAGGATAGAAGCAACATGCGAGATGATTTTTCGGGCCGGAACGCCAAGCCCGTCAATTCGTTCGGCGCACTGAATCAGCTTTTTCGCTTCAGCACTCAGAGGCCTCTTTGTCGTTCTTTTCGGCGTTTCGATTTCGCCGGCAGGACGATCCAGGTACCCGTCCCCCATTTTGTAGTCGTTCTCGAGTCTTCTGGCGACGCGCTCACCAAAAGATCCGCCACCCTTCAGCTGAGAGAAAAGGCTTTTTTCGCTTGGCGGCACCGAATGCGTGTCGAGCCATCGCTGGAGGTTGTGGCGGCGGGTGTCTTGAATGTCCATATCCAGAGTTTAGTATCTTCTAAATTAGTGTTCACTTGACCTGCGGTTTAGCAAGTTCTAAACTGGCTCCTGAAACCAACCATACCGACGGTGATTGCCTGTGGATCTCAAGAGCTACATCGCAAGCGAGCGCGGCCGCGCAAAGAAGTTGGCCGACGCCCTTGGCATCTCGTCTTCGTATCTTTCCCAGCTCGCAAGTGGCGCAAGTCCGATTTCGCCCGAGCGAGCCGTAGAGATCGAGGCCGCGACCGCGCGCGAAGTCACGCGACCCGAAATGTTCCCGGACAACTGGGCTCGTATCTGGCCCGAACTGGCAACCGCCTGACTCATGACGGGGTACCAACCATGAAGCGCCGAGCCGAATACCGGAACGAGGTGAAGACGCGTCTACGTGACGACGTCTATACCCGCCTCCAGGAATTCAAGGACCAACAGTTCATCGACAGCGACTCAGCGGCGCTCGCGCGTCTCGCTGAAATGCTGCTGTGCGGAATAGTGCGGCCGCAGCCTGCAGCGGTCAGTGACGTCGAGGGGCAATCCGCTCCAAGGCGGGCCGCATGAATGACGAGCAGGTTCAGTTGCCTGTCGTGCTGACGCGCAAGGAAGCGTCGGATGTGGAGGTCAAGGCCTCCGAAGAAGGCGTTTCGACGCCGGATTTCCTCAGTTACTGCGTGCGACTGGTCTCGTTCGGGATCGGATACGCGGTGAAATCGTTGCCCACCCAGGGACAGAACGGCCCGAATGGGGAGACCGAATCGTGAGCTCTGAATCCATTCTTATCTTCGGCATGTGCGTGACGCTAGCCGTCGCGTTCTCGCCGATAGTCCGCGCTTTTTTGAGGTAGCCCCATGGCTGACTGGATCAAGATGCGCGCCGGACTTCTGACCAACCCCAAGGTCATCCGAATGGCGCGCTTTCTCGCTAGCGACCGGCAGTTCATCAACTGGTGGCTGCGCGGCACGAACAAGGTGACGTGTGACGAGAGTCTGTACGAAATATGTGACGTCACAGTCGTCACACGCGTGACGGTGGGGTCGTTACTGTCACTTTGGTCGGCGGTCAATGAGAGTGCTTCCAAGGACAATTTCGTGAAGGGAATCACCCTTTTCGAAGTCGATGAAATGGCTGGATCACCCAGCTTTGGTGACGCGCTTGTGACGGTAGGTTGGGCTGAAGTTCGTCACGACGGCATTGCATTCCCGAATTTCGGAGAGCACAACGTCATCGAGAAATCCAGATCCGACAAGGGTTCCGGTCCGAAAACCGGCGCGCAACGCACAAAGGAATGGCGCGAACGCCAAATGTCACTAGACGTCACAGAAAACGTCACTTGTGACGTTACGGAAAGTGACAAAAGTGACGTCACAGTGACGGACAGAATAGAGAAGAAAAGAGAAGAAAAACCTAGTAACGCTTTCGCGTTACCGGAGTGGGTTCCGGGTGACGCATGGCGTGACTTCGAGCAGATGCGAACGAAGCGTCGCAAGCCGATGACTGATCGCGCCAAAGCGATCGCTGTTGGCAGGCTCGATGAACTCCGCGGTGCTGGGCACGACGTGCGCGCCGTGATTGAGCAAACCGTTCTGCATTCGTGGGACACGTTCTACGAACTCAAACCCGGCCGCATGAACGGTTCATCGGTCAGCGGCGACTACGACGATCTCACCCGAGGTGCCCTGTGAGCCGATTCCCGCTCAACGCTCAATCGCTGGTCGACCTGCGCATGCGCGGCGTCGTGCCGGAACTGCCGGTGCTGCTCTCGTTCGTCGGCCCGCTCAACGATTTCACGAACGTCACGCTGATCGCTGACGCCGCGCGATCGTACGAGTGGCGCTGCATCCAGGGGCTCGAGGTCGAGGTGTTCGTCTCGCGCTCGGTGCTGATGGGCGACGTGCTGCGCCAGCTGGCGGATATCGCTGCCGCGGTACCCGATCGCATGGTGCTGACGTTCGTCGAAGGCCCGCGCATCGACTGCGGCGAAATGCGTGTCGTGCCGCATCCGGAAGGCGATTTCGGCCTTTTTGACTGGTTCCCGATGGCTGTCGGCCCGAAGTGGTACGCCGAAGGCGCCAAGGTTGCGAAACGGCTGTGGCAGGAGCTCGGGCACGCATTGCCGATCCCGTTTGACCGCGCTTTCGGTCTGCTGCTGCAGATCGCCAACGAGCGGGGTGCGTCATGCGCCTGATTCCGGATTCGATAAATTGGGAGCAATACGCCAACGACGAGGATGATGGCCGCGCCGATGTCCGTCCGGCGTCCGAATGGGCAGAGGATGTGGTTCGCTACTTCCACGGCGAGGAACAGCAGCAGGTCATCGGCCACGCCATGCCGTGGGGCAAGGTTGGCGAGCGCCTCATGATGCGCCCGGGCGAGGTATCGCTGTGGGCAGGCGTGAACGGCCACGGCAAGTCCGGCCAGCTCAGCTACGTGATGCTCAACGCGATGGTGCTGGGTGCGCGCGCCTGCATCGCGTCGTTCGAGATGAAGCCGGAAGTCACCATGCGCAACATGAACCGCATGGCGGCCGGCTCCTACGTCCCTACGGCCGAAATCATCAACCGGTTCCACCGCTGGACCGACGATCGCCTGTGGATCTACGCGCACCGCGGCCAGGTCACACCGGCCCGCATGCTCGCCGTCGCGCGCTACTGCCGCAAGGAACTCGGCATCGACCACCTGGTGATCGACAGCCTCATGAAATGCGGCCTCGCGCCGGACGATTACACAGGCCAGAAGAACTTCGTTGACGCGCTGTGCGTGCTGGCGCGCGACACCGGCCTGCACATCCACCTGGTGCACCACATGCGCAAGGGCGAGAAGGAATTCGACGCGCCGGACAAGTTCTCCGTGAAGGGCGCCGGCGAGATTACCGACCTCGTCGACAACGTGCTGATCGTGTTCCGGAACAAGCGCAAGGAAGCACAGATGGAGTCGGAAAAGGACGCAAAGAAACTCGGCGAACTGTCGCTGGTGCCCGATTCGACGCTGATCTGCGCCAAGCAGCGGCACTACTCGTGGGAAGGGCGCATCAGCCTGTGGTTCGACAAGCAAAGCCAGCAATTGCTCGAGACGGCCTCATCTGGCCGGCGCTACATCGACTTTGCGACCGGTGAGTGGAAACAGGAGTGGAAGCGATGAGCCGCCCGAAACTGCCGCGCCCGACGCCGCGCATGAAAGTCCTGCTTGCCCACATCGAGGCGCATGGGCCGATTTCGCCCAACGATCTGACCGACGTCGACGGCATCTGCCGTGAGGATGTCGACTACTACCTGCGCGAGATGAAGAAGGAAGGTCTGGTCTACATCCACTCATACGGCCCGAGTCCGTGCCGCCTTGGGTACACGGTCAAGCTATATGCTGCTGGCAGCGGCATCGATGCGAAGCGGCCGCCGGCGCCGCGCCGCAAATACCGGCGCAAGGGTGGCGAGCATGGGGATGCTGTGGCGCGCGGTCGCGAGATGAAGGCAGCACGCCGCGAGCAGGCGATCGTCCATATCCCGCCGCGTGATGCACTTGCGGTGGCGATGTATGGAGAGACAGCATGACGCGCGCCGAATCCGCCTATCTCGGCAAGGTCGCCCGGCTGGGTTGCGTGGCTTGCTCGCTGCTCGGCTTCGAAGTCGAGGATGTGCAGCCGGAAATCCATCATCCGCGCACCGACGAAGGCATGGCGCAGCGTGCGTCGAACTGGCTGGCCATCGGGTTGTGCCCCGACCATCACCGCGGCCCGCACGGCATCCACGGCGACAAGCAGATTCTGCGGCAGCTCAAGTGCAGCGAGCTCGACCTGCTCGCGTATGTCATCTCGAGGATCAACGCATGAACCCGACAAAACCTGATGCCCAGCCGGCGAATCTGGCGGTCCAAAACGAGAACTTGCGAAATTGCGCAAATACGCAAACTCCGGTCTGGCTGTGCAGCTGCGGCGAGCCGTCCAAGCCCGGCGTGCTGCATCGCGCTGACCGGCCGTGCTACCGGGTGGAGGCGAAATCGTGAGCGTTCTTGTGGCGTGCGACCCTGGCGTGCGTGGCGCGCTCGCATTCTTCGGCCCCGGCAATCGCGTGAGCGTGCACGACATGCCCGTGCGTCTGAAGCGCAACGTCAGCAAGGTCAAGAACGAGGTTGACCCGGTCGCGCTCCAGAAGCTGGTGCGCGCGCATGTGCCAGCCGACGAGACCGGGCTGGTGGTGATGGAGAACCTGAACACGTTCGCCGGCGGTAGCGTCCAGAGCATGGGCTCGCTTGAAGCCACGAAGGCGGTCATCTGCACCGTCATGGAACTGAACCGGCTCGACGTCGCGTTCGTGACGCCGCAGGCATGGCAGAAGTTCTTCGGCATCCGCAAGACGCCATCGAGTGACACGAAGCAGCAGAGCTTGGCACTGGCCCGCAAGCTGTTCGGCGTCGAATATTGCCCGTTGGCAAAGCACGATGGCCGGGCAGACGCGCTGCTCATCGGTCGGTACGGACAGAGGCACTTCGTATGAACGATCTGCGCGTCGGCACGGTGGTGATTCTCGTCGGCACGGAAGGCTACATGCCGCCGCTCGGCTCATATGGCGAGATCGTCGAAAGCATCGACGCAGACGGCGACTACGGCGTGCTGTTCCCGCTGCATCCATGTCCCAACCCGCCTGGTATCCACTGGTTCGCGCCGCGCGACTGGTTGCTGCCGGTGAGCGGCATGCCGATCGACGAAGACGTAACCGACGAGGTGCCCGCATGAGCGTCTGGACCGACACCTGGCAATGGCACTGCGCCCACCAGCGCCACTGCCTCGAGCTAAACCGCTGCGTCTGCGGCCACGACCGCCGGCGCGATGAAGACTTCGACGCGCAGGTCAGGCGCGCGATGGAGAAGCATCCCGAGCAGTCCAACCCACAGGAGCAGAGCATGGATATCAAAGGCATCAGCAAGGCAAAGATTCTCGCGGCGCTGTACAACGCCAGCCGTCCGCAAGGCATGGGCTTTCTTCAGGCGACGCCGGGAGACATGACCGAGGTGGAGGCACAGAAGCTTCTCGATGACGGCCAGACACGCTTCGACTACCTGCGCGGCGGCGTCATGAAGATCGACTTGAGCGGCGATGAACTGCGCACCGCTCTGTACGACCGCGACAACGGGCAAGGCGCAGCAGAGGACGCAATCACTCGCGCGATTGCAAGCGCATAACGCACTCCCGCTTTCCCACCCACGAAACGAGGCAAGAGATGGATCGACGCGGATTTCTCGGCGCAATTCTGGCGGCAGCAGCAGCGCCTGCGATCGTCCGCGCGTCATCGCTCATGAAGCTGGCACCAGGGCTCGAGATTGCCGAGTCGGGGCTGATCGTGCCAGTGACCGAACTCTATGCCGGTAATCAGGTGCTTGCGATAAAGCAAATCACTGATGCGACATCGGCTTTGCTTGCGCGCTATCGCGTTGTGGACGTGGGCGGATGGCCTAACGGCGAATTCCGTGTTGGCGA